TATCTACTTCCCAGACTCGCTCTAGGCGGTCAGGAATAATAGCCTCAGTAACTTTAGGGCTGCGGAAGTGAACTCCATTACCAAAAGTAAAACGAGCTAGGTAATCAATAAAAGCACGGTAATAGTTTACCGAAATCTGCATTTCGCCTTGCTCACGACGATAGCCCCAGTGATGACCTAGGTACATAGCCCAGTTAAGGCTGTAACGGTTTAGGCGAGGACCGTGGACCTCAAACTCTTCATCAGCAAGTTCTACAAGACCCAGAGGGGAGATGCTGATGGTAAGGTCAGATGATGAAGCTCTATAGCTTGGTGGTGAAAAGTCTAAAAACGACATTACTCATCATCTCCATGGCGTTTTGCAGCCATTTCTCTGCGGTGTGCTATAGCTCTACGAATCATTGCTTTACGTTCCGCAAGTTTTGCACTATCCTCAAATCTTCCACCAAGTTCTAGGTAGCGTTGGTGAACCCAGTGACTTGCACCAGGAGAAGGATAAATACGGTATTTAGCCTTAGCCTGACCGACCACCATAGCATAAAGCTTTTCATTCAAGGGTACTTCTGCCATAATTCTCCTCTAGTCGAAGGTACCCCACCCTTACGGGCGGGGGTCCATCGAATCCCTAATTAATCGTTTACTACTGTTGGGTTAAGACGCATAGTACGTCCACCCGAAACCAACTTGGTTTCAACAATCTGCTCAGCGTTGTTCGAGAATGAACCGTGTGCAAATTCACCAAGGAAGGTAGGTGCTTCAATCCAAGATGCTGAACCTACGTGAGCACGCTCAGATAGAGTCTCTTCAGCTGGCTTTTGCCATACTGGTGCGTTTCTGTTTGGGCGACCAGGAGCTGCAGCAAAGCCGCTCATGATACCCTTCTGGAAATCGGTTGGAACGTCAGTGTCAGTTGCAATACCTTCTTCAAAACGAAGTGGTCCACGACGTTCAGGGTTGCCTGACATCTTCATTTCGTAAGTCTGAGGTGCGCGTTCTGGGAACTGTGGTTGTGGGGCGATACCCATGGGAACTCCTTAAAAGTTAAATTGGAAAGGAACTAGTATTTCCAATATCTAGTTTGGCTGTTTTATTGAAATATTTCATAGTCAACTCAAAATTTTAGAAAAAAGCTGAATTTGATACTTCAACCTCTGGCATAACTAGGGACTGGGTTAGAGAACAAGCAATAGCCAAAGAATCAACAAAGTCATCGTGAGCATAGGATTCATCCGGTGCTTCAACTATGAAGTTTGGTCCTTTATATTTTATTTCAGCATCTGTCATTTGCTGGATAAAACGTTTATGTACTCTTAGTCTACGGGTTTTTGCGTGGTTTGGGTAGCTAAGCGACCTTCTTTGAATTAAAGCTTGTAAATGTTTAAATCTTTTAGACTGTTCCGACTGTGATGATGTTAGCGGAAATACGTCGGAACGACCTAGAAGCAGCTTAAGACGCTGGGCTACTGCGTCACCAACACCGTTTGCGTCAACTCCAACAGCAAGTACATCGTAATTAGATAAGAAGTTTACAATCTGGAAATACTGCTCTTCCCAGTCATCTCCTTGAATTTCTAGCCAATTGAGGATTCTATGGTCAAAATAGCCAAACTCATCAGGTCTATCCCAGTCCACCCAGACGACAGTAACAACGGTTGAGTCCATTTTTCTAGCGGGGTCGATTCCAACGACAACAGGGGTTTTATGCCATACTTTGACGAGCTCTTGAGATGTGTCACCAAGTTCATCCAATAGTGAAGTCGTGACAAACATACCACGTTCAAGTAGCCATTTGCAGTTGTACGACATCTGAAATTCATCTGAGTCCTCTCCAATTCTTAGCATCTCTTGCTTAATAAATGTTTTATAGTTTGTGTTGACCTTAGATACATCACGCCAGTCCCACTGAAAATGGTTCTGTCTACGACCTCGTTCAGTCTGCAGTCTTTTGTTTAATTGAATAGCTTTATAGAAGTTATTCTTAGAAGTTGTAGGAGTACCTGTCTTTACCATGATACCAGCATAATAAGCCAACATAGGAGCAATAGACTTAGAAACTACAAAGTCGTCTGCTTCCTGGCACTCATCGATAACAATAAGGTGGAAAGACTTAGACTCAATCTTGGCTCGTGGGTTAGCAGTCATCATTGTGATGCTACTGCCTGAATTCTTTAGTCTAACCATTCTGGTTACACCACCAATTTTGGCAGCCTGGTCATCTATCTCTGGGTCACCAAGTAGCTCTTGGGCTCTTTCGGAAGTCAACCGGCTAACGGTACGGCCAAACAAAGTTTCTGCCTGTCCCTCTGTAGGAGCAAACAAACCTACCCAAATACCGTTTTTATACTTATCTAGGAGCTCCGGATATAAAACAGATAGCTTAGGAAGAAGCACCATAAGCGTGGCTACTGTGTTGGCAATAGTCTCAGATTTACCTGACTGACGAGAAGCTAGAGCTGTAATCTCATCACCTTTACCGATGAGCACTGCCTCAATAATTCTTCTGGCTAACGGAGCTTGATAGTCGTGAAGTGCGTAACCTACAAGACCATCCATAAAAAGCATTATCTTGTCAATTAATCGGTCAATAAAATCTTGAGAAAAAACATCTTCTTCTTCCTCTTCTTCAAAAGGAAGGTCATCTTCATCATCTAAATTTCGGTAGTACTCTGGGTCAATCTCTTCAAATTGAGGTTCTTCATCTTCTGGGTCTAAGTCCCATAGAGAAGTATCTACTGCCTCATAATTTTCATACTCTTCGTATTCTTCATCTTCTGAATTCATTAGACCCTCTTTTGTAATTCTTTAATAATAGCTACTAAGGCCTCTGCCCCCATAAGAGCTTCATCAAGAGCAAACTCACTTTTATCACGCTGATGGTGAGTGATTTCTTTTCCAATAACATATAAGGCATTTTCAGCCCACATAATTAAATCAGGCGTCCCAATCCCAGACACTCTCTTCTCTAGCTTTGTAGGCTGGCGGTGTCCATCCTTCTTCAAAATCCTCATCAGTTAATATCCGTCCTTGTATCGCGTTATTTAGTGCCGACTCTTCGTCTTGTTGTTGTCCAGTCCATTTACCAAAGACTACTGCCTTGTGAAAGGGTAGCCTAAAAATTAATGGTGTTGATGTTCTAAATGGATGCTTGATTTCTTGCGTCCATCCTCTTACTACTAGTTTATATCCCCATTTTACAGGAAAGTCTATAAACTGTACAAATCTTTTATTTCCGATGTCGTGTGTCCGTGGCATATATTCCTTATGGTGTTCTTTGTTTTCCTGCGTTTCTATTTGGGTTATAACCACCCTTTTTAGCTGCTGCGTTTAGATTACGCTTACGCCTGGCTCTGGTGTTTTGTCCTGAACCGGCAACTTCTCTGCCTTTATAAGTATAAGCTTTACCAGTAGCAGGGTTTACTCTTGAAGTACGTTCTCTATTATAAATTTGAACTGTTCTAGCTGCTTTATACAAAAACTCTTGAGCCTTAGGGCTTAATGCACTCATATCTGCTCTACCGTGCTTATATGATAAAAGTTTACCGTCAATAGCCTGACCGCCGTTTTTAGTTTTACGGTTAAGCATTGGACCCTTTGAAAACGAGTCGTGAAACTCAATCCATACAGATGGAGGTACATCATAATAATTATAAAAGGTTCCATCACGAAACACAACTGTAAGAACGCCTGTATCTGTATCTTGATTATAGTCGTAACCTGCGGCTACTGTTCTAGGACGTTTCCAGTTTGTTGTTGATGTTGGTAAGTCATACAAGGCTGAAGGAGCTACAGCAATTCCTCTAAATGTCCATCCAGAACCTCTTTGTTCTGAAAAACGCTTACTCTTATAGTCATTGCCTAAATACCAATCTGCAGTAATACCAGATTCATAAAATTCGTCTGAAAATTCTTTAAACTCTTTAACTTCTCGTTGATTTTTATATCTGGTGTTATTAATATTAAAAATAGCTTCTTGAATTGCAGCTTTTCTAGAGGCTGTAGTTGATGAGTCTAATCCACCAAGAAAACCACGTTCGTCATATGTTTCTCCAAGAAGGTCTGCAGCTGTACGTAAAACGTCTACATCTGCTACCGATGATTCTGAAATTTGGTCGAGGACTCTTTTACTTCCACCAAGTTGTTCACCTACAGGGTCAAATGCCTGAACGCCCGAACTCTGCAACGCAAGTTTACCTTGGTTGCTAGAGTTCAGGCGTTCAGCCATTATTTAAATTCCTTTAACTATTAAGCCCAAGGAGTAATGGTAATTGAAGCTCCAGGAGCCGTACTTGCAGTGTCTGCAGCAATGCTCTGAGCGTTAACAGTTCCAGTAGCACCAGTTAGTGAAGCTGAGCCAGTTAGTTCAGTAGTGGTTAGGGCAAGTGCTGTAGTAAGGGTACCAGTGAACTTAACCACGTTAGTGCTTGAGTTACCAGTTACAGTCCAAGTGTTAACCAGTTCAGTTGGGATACCTGTGCTTGCACCAATGGTAATCTTTGTACCGATTGGGTAAGCGGCAACTGCACCAGATGCGGTGATAGATACTTCTGTGCTGAGAGCAGTACGACTAATAGCAGTAATTGTCTTAGCAGTGTTGGTTGTAGCGGTTGCAGTGGTAATAGTGTTAACTTCACCCTTTAGGCCACTTCTGATATTTTCAGTTGCGTTAATACCAGTGGTATCAGCAACAGTAAATCCAGAACCAGTAATAGTTACATAACCAGTTGCCTTAGCAGTTACAGTCCATTCACCAAGAACGTAAGCAGGAACTGCTACTGGGCTGCTAGCTGCAGCCTTACCAGCTGTAATAGTAATCTTGCTGTTTAGTGGGTAGTTAACATCTGCGTTAAATGCATAGATGTTAGCAGAGTTAGCTGAAGTTGCGTTAACGCGAGTAATGTTAGCTAGTAGCTTAACAAAACCAGCGTCTTCAAGTGCGTCAATAGCATCAGCAGTTGTCTTACCAAGAACTGAAGGTGCCTTGATGTAGTCAACTGTAGTGCTAGTGTCGGCACCACGGCTTCCCTGATAACGTCCGTAACTATCTTTATTTCCGATTTCATACAGAGGGTAACCATTGTAAGCTCCAACAACAGTATTGTGGAAGCTTACAGTTGGGTCAAGTAGGGTGGACGGAAAAGTGTTTCCGCTGTTTGTAGGGGTATCTTCACGCACATCGTTAGGCTGAATAGGGAAATTACCCCATACAAAGTCAACCTGTACGTTATTTTTGTCATCCAATGAATGACCGTTATTATTTGTTGTGGCTCCAAGACCAGTAACAATTGGCATATTTATTCTTCTTCCTGATTGCAATCATGGGTGTATAACTCATCCTCGTAGAGTATGTCATTGCAATATTTACATCTAAACATGCGAACATCGTCTAGTGCTTCATGTAAAGAGTCGGATTCTGGAAAATCATCTTCCGCCCTAGGATTCTGCGCGAAAATCTCAGGGGGAAATGGTCCACGAGGACTTGAGTAGCCATTAGGGACGGCGTGTCCCTGAACAGCAAACTTACGAATGAGAGGCATTTACCCAACTTTCTTTAAGTCTAATACTAGAGTGCCTTATTTTTTAGAGATTTGCAGGCTAATCTAAATCCTTTTAGCTTGAGCTCTAGAACGAACGTC